TGCAAATCCATATATACAACCAAGCGGTAATTTTAAAAATCGTTCACAATATGTTTATATTGATGAAGCTTCTATATCAAATACAGTAGATTATTTAGATGAAAATGGAAGTATAAGAGATACTAATGCTACTGCATCTCTTCCAATTAATAATAGCTCAGGTTCTTTCTTTGGAGGAAGCGACGGTAACGGAACTGTAACTCCAGCTGCATTCTATGAAGATTCTGTTGAAACAAACTTCCAAGGATTTGATGTATCATCAGGAACAGATGGATATAATGCATACGATACTGCATTTAAATTATTATCTAATCAAGATGAATACGATATTAACTTATTAGTTGCTCCAGGACTTTCTTATGAAATGTCTACAGGATTAACAAATGTTATGGTTACCAAATGTGAAGAACGTGGTGATGTAATGACAATCATTGACCCTGTTAATTATGACAAGGATACAAACCTTCCAACAGTAGTACAACAGGCTGAAAACTTTGACTCATCATATGCAGCAATGTATTGGCCATGGGTACAGATTGCAGACCCTGCTACAGGTAAATACATATGGGTACCACAATCGGTAATCATGCCAAGTATTTATGCATTTAACGACAAGGTATCTGCAGAATGGTTTGCTCCTGCTGGTTTAAATAGAGGTGGACAGGAAACAGTTGTACAAGCTGCAAGAAAATTAACACACGCTAACAGAGATGTATTATATGACGGAAACATTAATCCGGTAGCAACATTCCCTGGTGAAGGTGTTTGTGTATGGGGACAGAAAACTCTACAAAAGAAAGCTTCTGCTCTTGACCGTGTAAACGTAAGAAGATTATTAATCAATCTTAAAAAATTCATTGCATCAGTATCTAAGTATTTAATATTTGAAAATAACACTACTGCAACAAGAAACAGATTCTTGGCTCAAGTAAATCCATATATGGAATCAGTACAACAGAGACAAGGTCTTTATGCTTTCAAGGTAGTAATGGACGAATCAAACAATACACCAGATGTAATTGATAGAAATATAATGAAAGGTGATATATTTATCCAACCTGCTAAAGCAGCAGAATTCATTGTTATTGACTTTAACATTATGCCAACAGGCGCAACATTTAACGATTAAGGATATTTATATTAAATAGGAGATAAATAAATGGCAAATTTAATAGACCCAACAGAACTAATGTTCACAGCTTTTGAACCAAAGGTAAAAAACAGATTCGTATTTTACGTTGACGGTATACCTTCATACCTTGTAAAAAAGGCAAACAGACCAAAGATTGTGAACAATGAAACTGAAATCAAGCATATTAACAATTCTAGATTCATTAAAGGTAGAAGTAACTGGGATGCTATAACAGTAGAACTTTACGACCCAATTGTACCATCAGGCGCACAAGCTGTTATGGAATGGGTAAGACTACACCACGAATCAGTAACAGGTAGAAATGGTTACGCTGACTTTTATAAGAAAGACGTAACAATCAATGTACTTGGACCTGTAGGTGATAAGGTAGAAGAGTGGAGCGGAAAAGGCGCATTCATTACAGATGCTGATTTTGGAGAGATGAGTTGGGACGAAGATGGAACACCTGCTACAATCACAATGACTATCAGATGTGACTATTGGGTGCTACAATACTAATAAGCCATTATATTATATATTAAATTTAGCCTGCTGTTTTATGCAGGCTATTTTTTTGCACTTTTTTAAGTTCATATATATTTATATATACTAGTTATACAAAACAACACAAGGAGTTATATAATGGCAAAAATGACCGACAACTATCCTGGAAAGGAAATGTCAAACGACGAGTTAAAACAACAACTTATTAAAGACGCTAATATTAGCGAAATCAAGAAATCAAAGTTTCCAACTGAAATTATAGATTTACCAAGTAAAGGTTTACTATATCCTGAAGAGCATCCGCTAAGAACAGGTAAAGTAGAGATGAAATACATGACTGCTAAGGAAGAAGACATTCTAACGTCATCTAATCTTATCCAGAAAGGTGTGGTAATAGATATGTTATTGCGTTCACTTATTGTAGGTAACGGAGAAGGAAGTAAAATAAACTATGACGACCTACTATTAGGAGATAAAAATGCAGTAATGATTGCAGCAAGAATATTAGGTTATGGTGCCGAATATCCAGTTGAAATAACTTGTCCTAAATGTAATCATAAAGAAACTGTTGAAATAGACCTAGCTTCATTAGAAAATAAAGATGTAGAAATAACAGAAGGAAATTCATTTGAATTCGAACTACCTTTAAGTAAAAAGGTTATAGGATTTAGATTATTAACACATGCAGATGAAGAAAAAATCCAAAATGAAATTAAAAGAATGAAAAAGAAAACTCGTTCTAATGTAGTTTCATATGATTTAACAAGTAGATTGAAACAGCTAATTACATCGATAGATGGTGAAGATAGCAGAATGGCAATAAATAGTTTTGTAGAAAACGAGTTCATATCAAGAGACTCATTGGCTTTTAGAAACCATATTGAAACTGTATCACCAGATGTTAACATGACAACATACCACGAATGCTCAGAATGTGGTGCAGAATCTACCGTCACAATACCTATGACCGTCGACTTTTTTTGGCCTAGGTCTTAATTATAAGGCCGTTTTACATCAGCAGATATTTCAGCTTATCTATCACGGGAACGGTGGGTATACTCACACAGATGTATACGAAATGCCTATATACCTTAGAACATTTTATTTACGTGCACTAAACAAACAGCATGAAAAAGAACAAGAAGCAGTAGAAAAAGCACAAAAAGGTAAAAGTCCTCGTAAAGGTATAAATCGTCCTACATTCTCAAAATCTAATAGAAGTTGATATTTATATAAAACTAATTTAGTATAAGATGGAGAGACATCAAATGGAAAGCAAGCTTAGAGAATACGTAAGAAGAATAGCTACAGAAAAACTTTCTGAAAATAAAGACATTACAACAGAAGGATTAATTGATAGCGTGCTTAATCACATATCCGATGTACTTAAAAAATCAAGAGATGCAAGGTTTGAAAGAGAGCTAGATTCTATCGCAAAAAAGAGTCCAGGTGCTAAAAAGAAGGTTGATAATTTTAGAAAAAATCTTAAGAAGGCAAATGATAATATTGCAGTTGTTGATAAACTTGCAAGCGAGCTAGGTCTTTAATAAATGGCAAGTGATAAAGACATACAAAATCAAAATGAGTTAAACAAAGGCATTGACGAGCAAGGTCAGAAGCTTGGAGCGATAAGAAGTCTTATAGATGATATATTTAAGACTGAAAAATTAATTACAGAAGAAGCTATAGAACGTGCAAAACAAACACGAGAGCTTTCAAAGCTAGCTAATATATCATACGGACAAGCAAAGCAGTTTCTTTCAGCGACAGAGAAACAAAGAGATTTGCAAGAAGAGCTTAACAATAAAATAAAGCAACAAGCTATAGACAATTCAGCAATCGTAAAAGACCAACAAAGAATAAATGACTTATACGATAAAAGATTAGAAAACGAACAAAAGGTCGCTGAATATTTTAGCTCATTTAAAAATACATTAGAAGATGCATTTGCAGTTGTAAACGATTTAAGAGTTTCAACAGGGCTGTTTGCTATTGCACTTATAGATGCAGCTTCAGAATTTGCCAATACAATGGCCGATGCATCAACTAATTTAGGAATATCTACAGAGCAAGCTGCAGGCCTGGCAGATGAAATGATATCTGCAAATATTCAAACTGCACTATTCGGTATAGGCACAAAGGATAATCTAGCCGCAATGGAAGGTTTGGCAGAAGCTTCAGGAAATCTAAAAAACATAACAGGTGAAGCTGCAGCATCAGCAGCGATATTATCAAAACAGCTTGGTACAACTGCAGATGTAACAGGTAAACTTTTAGGTATAATGCAATTAACCGAAGGTGCTACTGTTGATTCTGCAATTGCATCACAAGAACTTATTGGAAATTTAGCAAGAGGTGCAGATCTACGTATAGGAAAAACAGTATTAGATGTTGCAGATAATTTAGAGCTGACATCTAAATTTAGTAATCTTTCAGTTGATAATCTAGGTCAAATGGCTGTAGAAGCTGGAAAGTTAGGAACAACATTAGAACAGATGTCTTCATTAGGAGACAAATTACTTAATATTGACGAAGCACGTACAAGCGCTATGGAATTAAGCGTGATGTTAGGTAGGCAGATAAATGTAGATAAAGCTCAACAACTTGCTTATGAAGGAGATATAGAAGGCGCTTATAAAGAAATGCTGACTCAGCTCGGTGGTATTGACGCATTTAACAAAATGGATTATTACCAAAAGAAGCAAACTGCAGATTTAATGGGTGTGACAACAATGGAGTTGGAAAAACAACTCATTAAACAATCTAAGTTAACTGCAACAGGAGAAAGGCAAGAGACTGCATTTCAAACATCTATGCAATATGCTCAGCGTATGGGAGGATATTTAAAAGATAACGCAACAGTACTACTTGCAGGAGCAAACAACGCAATGTCAATAGGAAAAGCTTTATTTACAAACAATGGATTGTTATCAGGTATGGGAGAAAAGCTAAAAGGATTTGCAGGAAAATTAAGTCCTAAAAATCTATTTGGTGGTGCAGTAGATAAAACAAAAGATGCTATTG